AACTTAAAGAAACTCTTGCAGGTGGTGGAATACAAAACTTTGAAAGTTATCACAAGATAGTAGGCGAAATATCAAGTCTGTCGTTTACTCTCTCACTTATAAAAGACTTGCATAAGGATAAGGATGACGAATAATGTCAAAAAATATAGAAGCTTTCGGTTCAGGCGGAGAACCAATTCCCAATAAAGTAGAACGATTCAAAGAACCTCAAGAAGTAGTTCCACAAGTTACTCCTGAGAGTGTTCATGAAGATGAAGATCTAAAATCAAAACTCCCTAAACCAACGGGATACAGAATATTGATACTACCTTTTAGTCCCAAACAAAAGACTAAAGGCGGTATTTATTTAGCAGACTCAGTATTAGAAAAAGAACGTATTGGTACTAATGTTGGGTTTGTGGTAGCACTTGGTCCAGACGCATACCGTGACGGGAATAAATTCCCTGAAGGGGCATGGTGTCAAGAAAGAGACTGGGTGATATTTGGAAGGTATGCAGGAGCTAGACTCAAAATTGAGGGTGGCGAACTGCGTTTATTAAACGATGATGAAATTTTAGCTGTTGTCTCTAACCCAGAAGACATACAATCAGCTTAATTAATTACGCACATATAAGGAGAATAACATGGCAGAAGAAGCTATGCAAGCAATAGAAGAAGAGGATGAAGGGACTGAAGTTGAACTACCAGAAAGTGAAACTGAAGAAACTGAACCAGAAGCGAAAGCAGAAAAAGAAGAAGTAACTAAATCTGGTCAGGAAGACGAGATTGAAGATTACAGCGAAGGCGTTAAAAAACGTATCAATAAACTAACTTATAAAGTTAGGGAATCAGAAAGAAGAGAACAAGCAGCCATAGAATATGCTCAATCTGTTCAAGATGAATTAAATAAAACTAAAAATAAACTTTCAAAAACTGATAAGAACCTATATGATGAATATAGTACACGAGTATCTTCAGAACTAAACTCGGCACAGGAGAGATATAAAAAGGCGTATGAATCAGGAGATACAGACGCTTTATTAGAATCTCAAAAAGACTTAGCCAAGTTAGCAGTTGAGGAAGAAAGCTTAAAAAGGGTAAAACCTGAAGCCGAAACCGAAACAGAAGTTACTCAAGGTGAGCAACAGGTAGCTCCTAAATGGACTCAACCTGCCCAGCAACAACAACAGGCTCCACAGCCTGATCCAAAAGCGAAAGCTTGGGCAGAAAAAAATGAGTGGTTTGGGGATGACCTAGCTATGACAACTGCAGCTTTTGCGTTCCATAGACAGCTTACAGAAGGTGAAGGTTATGATCCTACTTCTGATGAATATTATAAAGAAGTAGATAAAAGACTTGCTGAGTCATTCCCTCATAAATTAGGGAATACTCAAAAAGAGGTGAGAGAGACAGTAGCAGGTTCTAGCAAAGGTGTTGGAACTACTAAAGCTCGATCACGTAGAACTATAAAACTCACACCGAGTCAAGTAGCAATAGCGAAAAGATTAGGTGTGCCACTAGAAGAATATGCTAAGCATATTAAGGAGTAGAAAAAATGGTAGATAAAGAAGAAAATACTACTAACTCAGATCGAACTCCACGATCTGCTGAAAGTCGAGATAAAGTTTCTCGTCGTAAACCTTGGCAACCCCCGTCTTTGTTAGACGCACCTCCCCCACCGCAGGGCTATGTATACAGATGGATACGAGAGTCAATGATAGGGCAGAACGATCCAGCGAATATGTCAAAACGTATTCGTGAAGGTTGGGAACCCGTAAGAGCTGAAGATCATCCAGATTTTGAAGCTCCTAGTATTGATGATGGTAAACACGCTGGTGTCATAGGAGTTGGTGGCTTAATTCTCGCTAAGATACCCAAGGAGACTGTTGATGAAAGGAGAGCATACTATCAAAACGTAGCTGACCAACAGATTCAAGCAGTTGATAATGATCTTATGAGAGAAAGTAATCAAGTGATGCCTATTAGTACTCCTAATAGATCATCCAAGGTTACATTTGGTAAAGGTGGTTCTTAATTTATATTAAGGACTTTAATAAAATTTATTTTTATAAGGTGAATTAAAATGGCAAATACAAACGCCCCAGATGGATTCACACCAGCTTATCATATGTCAGGTGGCGTAATCAGACCTTCAGAGTTTGCGATAGCAAGCGGAACTAACGCATCAATCTTCTCAGGTGATGTTGTTAATCTTTCTAGTGGTTTGGTTATCCAAGGTACAGCAACAGGTACCCCACTTGGCGTATTTTACGGTGTAGAATACCAAGCAACAGATGGTTCAGTAGTGTTTTCGAACATGTGGACTGCAGACGTTGCGACTTTAGGTGCTGCGAATGCTAAAGCATTTGTTTATGTTGATCCAGATATTGTTTATGAGGCTCAGTCTACTGGGACTCCTACTCAAGCATCTATCGGCACAACAAATACTATTAGTACTACCGCAGGTAATACTTCAACAGGTCGATCAAAAGAAGGTGTGACAACTACAACTTCTAGTGGTATTGCGACAGTAGTAGGCTTCCCAGATAAGCCAAACAATTCTATTGGTCAATACGCTAGAGTGTATGTAACATTCCCAGCTTCTGTATTCGGCAATAGCTAAAAGGTGATATACAATGGCAATTAATAGAGCTCAACTAGTAAAAGAACTCGAACCAGGACTAAATGCACTTTTTGGTCTTGAGTACGACAGATACGAAAACGAACATACTGAAATCTTTGATACAGAGAATTCAGACAGAGCGTTTGAGGAAGAAGTAATGTTATCAGGTTTCGGTCAAGCCCCAGTTAAAGGCGAAGGCTCATCCGTAACTTATGATACAGCACAAGAAACTTTCACAGCAAGGTACAGCCACGAAACTGTAGCTTTAGCGTTTGCGTTGACAGAAGAAGCAATAGAGGACAACCTTTATGACAGCTTATCTTCAAGATACACAAAAGCTTTAGCTAGATCAATGGCTACTACTAAGCAAGTGAAAGCAGCAAATGTACTTAATAATGGTTTCTCAACTTCCTTCCCAGGAGGCGACGGCAAACCACTCATGACAACTGATCACCCTACCTTATCAGGTGGAGATCAATCTAATGAGCCAGCAACAGCTGCTGATCTTAATGAAACTTCATTAGAAAACGCGATGATCGACATATCACAATTTGTTGATGAAAGAGGCATTAAAGTGAATGTTCAAGCAAGAAAACTAATTATACCACCTCAACTACAATTTGTAGCTGAGAGAGTTTTAAAAACTCCAGGTAGAGTTGGTACTTCTGATAATGACATTAACGCTATGAAACAGATGGGAATGCTCCCTGATGGATATACTGTTAATCATTACTTGACTGACACAGATGCATTCTTTATCAAAACAGATGCACCTAACGGATTAAAACATTTCGTTAGATCTCCTATGTCAACAGGCATGGAAGGTGATTTTGAGACTGGTAACGTTAGATACAAAGCAAGAGAAAGATATTCTTTCGGCTTTAGTGACTGGCGTGGAATCTACGGTTCCCCAGGAGCATAATTCGTTCTTCGAATTTTTAAGGGAGCTTCGGCTCCCTTTCTTTTTTACAGAATAAGGTATATCATTTAGTTCTAGGATTTATTAACTTGTTCTACAGACTGACCTAGCAGACAAGCCAAGACAGTAGAACTTATTTCCTTAGGAGGAAATTATGGCAAAATCAACTTTTTCAGGTCCAGTCAAATCATTGGCAGGATTTATTTCAGCAGGGGTTAATAACTCTGTTTCTTTAACCGCAGATACTACTTTAACGGTAGAGGCACACGCAGGAAAAATCTTGTTGTGTAATGATGCTGATGGTAAATTTACTTTACCTTCAATAGTATCAACAACACCAAGCGATTCTACAGACCCAAACCAAGCTAATAATATTGGTGCTTCTTTCTATTTTGTAATAGAAACAGCAGCAACAGACTTAGACATTTTAACTGATGGCACTGACAAATTTGAAGGTGCGGTACTTATTGCTGTAGACGACGGTGCTAAAAAAGCTTTTGTCCCAGCAGCAAGTAATGATGTTATGACAATGAACGGTTCAACTAAAGGTGGTATAGCAGGTAGTGTTGTAAAAGTTACAGCTATTGATGCAGCTACTTATCTTGTTCATGATTCATTATTAATCGGTTCAGGAACAATAGTTACACCATTCGCTGACGCTTAATAGGAGATAACTTATGGCAGACGCAGTAACCTCAACAACAATTGTTGATGATGATAGAAAAGCGGTTATTCAATTAACTAATACGTCAGACGGTACAGGTGAGTCAGCTGTGACTAAAATTGATGTAAGTGCTTTAGCTACCAGAAAATCAGACGGTGCAACTTGTACTGGTTGTAAATTAGCTAAACTTTCTTACACAACTTTTGGTATGAGTGTAAAACTACTTTGGGATGCTACTACTGACACCATCTGTTTAGATTTAAACGAAAACTATAGTGATCAGTTAGATTTTACAGAGTTTGGTGGAATACAGAATACATCTGGTTCTGGTAAAACAGGTGATATAAACTTGACTACTACAGGACATGCTAGTGGAGATTCTTACGTTATTGTTTTAACAGTAATTAAAACCTTCTAGTAATGGCTACTTCTGGCACTAAAACGTTTAAGCTTAGTATAGCAGACACTATAGAAGAAGCATACGAACTAGCTGGTATTGAATTAAGAACTGGGTACGATGCAGAAACTGCAAGGCGTTCATTAAATATTATGTTCGCTGATTGGTCTAACAGAGGTATTAATCTTTGGACAATAGATCAAATTAGTACGAGTCTCACTACAGGTACAGCTAGTTATACTCTCAATACGTATGATATAGATATAGTTTCTGCTATAGTTAAAGTTACAGACAGTAGTGGTAATTCTACTGATTTAGGAGTAGAACGTATAGGCAGAACAGAGTATCTCAATATACCAGACAAAACAATACAAGGTAGACCTACTCAAATCTTTTTAGACAGGCAAACTACTCCTGTTCTTAAAGTGTGGCCAACCCCTGATAACGTTTCAACCTACACTATAGTAGCTAACACAATACAAAGAATTGATGACGCATCAGCTTCTAATCAAGACCCTGAAGTACCTTCAAGGTTTATTCCTTGTATGGCTAGTGGTTTAGCTTATTACTTAGCATTAAAAAAGAACCCAGAAAAAGCTGGTATCCTGAAACAGCAATATGAACAAGATTTTCAGCTTGCTGCTCAAGAAGACAGGAATAGGGTTTCTTTACATTTTACTCCCGCTAGGAGTTCTTATTAATGGCGTATGCTGCTGGTAAAAAATCTTTAGGTAGGTGTGACAGGTGTGGTTTTGTTTGCGATTATCTTGAACTTAAAAAAGAATGGAATAACTTAAAAGTTTGTCAAGAATGTTACGAACCTAAACATCCACAACTTGACCCTATTGTTCACAGAGTAGACCCAGAAGCTTTAAGGGAACCAAGACCAACAGAACCAACCCCTACTATGCATTTAGGTAAAGTTATAGTTTCAAACCCAGTTGATTCTAACGGAGTAAGTTCACCTATTATGTGGGCACAGAACAGTAACACAATAGGTACTCAATTTACAATGATTAAATTAACAGCTACCTTAGGTAGCGTAACTATAGTAACATAATAAAATGAGCTGGACAAAATCGACATTAAAAACTGCTATACAAGACTACATAGAAAGTACGGAAACTTCTTTGGTTAATAACATAGACAATTTTATAGAGAGTACAGAAGAAAGAATTTTAAAAAATGTACAATTAGATGTATTTAGAAAAAATGTAACTGGTACAGGTTCAAGTAGTAACACATACCTAGCTATGCCTACTGATTTTTTAGCACCTTTTAGTTTAGCTGTTATAGATAGCGATAGTAACTACAATTTTTTAAAATTAAAACATGTTTCTTTTATAAGAGACTACCAACCCGCAACCGCAACCACAGGCACACCAGAATATTACGCAGAGTTTGACCAAGAAAGATTTATTCTTGCTCCTACCCCAAGTACAGGATTTACTTTTGAACTTCACTATTTTTACAGACCAGCTTCTTTGACCGCAGGTTCTGATAGCG